GCACCAAGGAGCCGTTACATTGACTCCAAGGTAATTTACTACGGTTCTAACCACGTCCTCACCTTCAAGACCTATAAGCGGGGTGTTTACCCAAACAACACTGCCGACAAGTACATGATTATCCCTAAAGCCAAAGAGTATCGGCCAGACTTGGTGTCTTTTGACCAATATGGCACCGTGAGCTTTTGGTGGAAGATCATGGAGGCTAATGGGATGAAGGACATCTTAGACTTTGAGGCCGGACGCAACATTAGACTGCCGGGTAACATTTTTTAGTTAAGGAGAGAGATGCCAGGAAGTTGTGATTTTCTTCAAGGATGTTCACGCTTTTGCTGTGAGCCGGTTCGTGAAGTGATTGACTCAGACCTCAATGCTCCATTCATCGAACTGACTGTAGCTGGGGAAGCTGGGACTATTACGGTCGGTAACAAATCGCAACCGCATCGCAATAATCACGCCATCGTCAAGTCGCTGAAATACGGCCACTCGGCCGGTGGTGGCGGTGGCGGACTTGCTCTTGAGGTAGAAGTCTGTGATGAAAGTGGCGGATCGTTCGCCACCTTTATCAACAGTCTTATCACCAGTATCAACCTCAGCCATATACGCACCTGCAATTGGATGAGAGCAAAATGGGGATGGATTGAAACTACCTGTAATGGCCCGGAAAGGGTCAATCGCTTTACTGTACATACTCTCCAAATGAATTCTATCGAGTTCCAATACAAGCACGGGTTGATGACATTCAATCTTAAGGGAACTGATTTGACGGACACATGCTTTGAAACAGCGACGAGCGTGGCGTTTGGAACAGCAGAAGCACCGATACCCCTTAAGAGGGCCATTGATGAAATTTGTCGAATGTATCAAACGAGAGTCAGCTTCAGACGTGTTGGAGTTGATTCAGACGATGCTTGGAATTTCGGCACTTCTGGTTCTGGTGGTGGCGGTGCCGGCGATCCCAACCAGCCGATGGGGCATTGGCAGTCACACGGAGAAAACTTCATACAGGCCATTATGCGGTGGATTAAGAACTACACGACCACCAATGGTCTGGGAATAACGCCATCATTTAGTAGCACAGGGCCACCAGGCGATCACAACGAACTCATTCTGTGGGAGGCTTTCACGCCACGATGCGATGCTCTTGAGTCAAACTGCCCGCCGAATAGTATTGGAACTTACATTGTCAACGGTGGAAAAAAGAGTCCTGTGATTAGTTTTCAACCCAACCTAAAGTGGACTTTTGCGGCGTTGAGCGAAGCTGGCGGTGCGTCTGGCACGACTACGGCAGGCACATCTTCCGCAGTGGGCGATCCAGCTTGTCACTTCGATTCACCTGGCACTGGTATTGACGGTGGTATGCGTTCCTACAACGTCGTCACGGAAGACGCTATTTCGTCTTATGGAACTCGCACAGCCCTTCCAAGTGTACTGGCTGCTGAATCTGCGAATGCCAGGGCTAATATGACATTTGGGCCAGTTGAAGGTGAGTTAAAGATTCAGGGTGATCCACTTCTGGCCGATCCAGTGTTTATGGTTGGTAAACACTGTGCTCTCGTTGTCATCAACCCATACCACCACCAAGATGTAGGCGGTGGCGAGTGCGGCGACTGGCTACAAGCGGAAACCTGTAATGCCGTGCTAAGCAACCGCCGTTGGATGGTTCTTGGAAGTTCACATGAAATCAAAGAAGGTTCTTACACCACAACACTGAAGTTGAAATTGGACATGGCCAACACACAACTTAACCGTGGTGCCCCGTTTGGCGGCGATACTGAAGGATTCCGCATAAATCCAACCGGATGTCCATTTTCTTCCCCGACCAGTTAGACTCCTAAACTCCGTAAGAGGTAACAATGCCAACATACAATGATTCTCAGTTTGTTGAACAAAGTCAGGCCACAACAAGAGATCGAGTGCCAATTCCAGCAATGGGCGAGGAAATTAACACCCTCAAGGCCCAGAATGCTGGACTTGTTGGCAGCTTAAAACAGGCCCTTACAAGAATCAAGAGCTTGGAAGAAAAGTTTCGTGAAATGGGCTACAGCACCAAGCGAATTGTGCAGTCCCAGATTGCCGGCTCTTACGCACTTGATGCACAAGCTGAGATGCTTTATGGACTACAACTTGGTCTGTGTATTAGCACAATCGACCCGTTGAAGATGAACAGAGTCCGCTATTTCCATCCTGGAATACACAAACCAGACATTCCTCTGAAGGCATTACCATTTGCTTGGCCAACGTCAGCAGGGTTTCCGGGTTTTGATGACTGCGGACTGTCGTGGGTTCCACCTGCGGGTACAACTCTTGCATTGATCTACCAAAACGGCGACCGTGATTCATGTTTTTACATCGGCTCAGTTTGGAACCGATTCCGTGGCAGCCCGCCTATGTGGTCTTATCCTGTTCAAGAATACGAAGAAATATGGGCCGGCACGAGGAAGGGCTACCTCGTAGGCCAGGACAACGAAACCCAGATTTTCCCGCCCTGGAACACCTGGAACTACAACGGTTTTGATACCGACACCGAGGCCGATTTCGAGTTCGACCCGGAGGCTATACGGCGGGTGACATACCCACACATTTATGGCATCAAGACGCCCGAGAAGGCGTACATTCGGTGGCACGACGGCGACCGCAGGTGCAACCTCCGCTGGAAACACACCGAGATTGCCTCCAGTCGTGGGAACGTCATCGTCATGAAAGACGACCACTTGCACCCTGCTGGCCAGTGGGCTAACCCAGCGTGCGGCTTTGGGGGTGGCGATGCTAGTGCATGTCACGATAGCGGCACGCCTCTGGAGTCACCTTCCTGCTGTGTTTGCGGCAACGAAGGATGCCCAGGAGGCCCCAGATGCCCAGGCGACCCTGCGGCCGGCTCCAGAGCCGCCAACAAGTATTTCAAGCGTAAAGAAGAATGTCGGCCATACAAGGGTTCGCCCACTCCACTCAACCCAAAGGTACACTTGCCTCAGAGCGGAATTCATATCCAGTCGCTCAGCGGCCACCACATGGAGTTTGATGACTCTGTGGAGCAGCCGAGCGGCAAGCCTAGCTGGGACTTGGACTTCAACTTTGGTTGCACCAATCGGTTTCTCGGCCGTCTGTGGCTGATGTCGGCCACTGGCCACAGCATCGTCCTTAACGACTTTGAGGACACGCCGGAAAACCGTGGCAACAAGAATTACATTAGACTCCAATCTGCGTGCGGCAACCGCATTGAGCTTAACGATCACACAGTCGGCAAGGAAGTTGCTGGCGAGGAGCGTGGCATTCAGATGAATACCACGTCCCGGCATATCTTGTACATGATCGACCAAGACAATAAGCAGGTCAGTGAACCACGCAAGAACGGTGGCGTGCCCACGAATAAGGCTAAAAACGCCTACATCTTGCTACGGAGCGGTTATGGACTCCAGATGTACATGAACGACTTCCATGACCAGCAGGCAGCGGACCAACAGTTCATCCAACTTCTTGCTCCACAGACAGGCAATGAGCGGCAGGCCCATATTCTCCACATGCAGGTGAAGCCGTCTGGACCTGGGACTTTTCTACTCCGGGCTGGAGGCGTTTTGTATATGTCATCCTACGATTCCAGTTTTGAGATGGTTGGAGAAGGGCAAAATGACGCCGACAAGTTCGTGGACGTGATGGGTAATTACTTCACTCGTTGCGAAGAAGCATACTTGAATATCAACAAACTAGCTTACTTCAAGTCCGACGATTTCATCATCCTGGCTGCTGGTCTGGACGCCCCGATCCCGAACGACGGCCAAGATGCGAATAACTTGGCGAACAACGCCGTAAATACCGGTACGACCGTTGCTATCAACGCCGGGGCCGGACAACTGCCTCAGCAGAATGTTGATTCGGTCTGCGGCCCGTTGATTACGTTGCCGCTGTGTTTGGACCCGGTTCGTGGTGTGGTTGTCCTGAGCGACCGTGTTCTGGTCAGTACGTCGCCCAAGGCTCCATGTTGCCCACTCGATTTGTTCGTCGGCACCGTGCGAAACCGGCAGTGCCCAGACCCAGGCGACAGTTGTGCCGAACTATTGGCTAACGGCAGCACTACTTAAGGAGACAGATGGCGAACTTTGTATTGAAAGGTTGTCCCTATCCGGTGGTCGAGGGAGCACATGGCTACCTGCCATCGCAGGAGGGCGTTGCCCAGATTAAGTCCGACTTGCTGATCCTGCTGATGACCAATCCCCGTGAGAGGGTCATGCACCCGGAGTTCGGTACGCCATTGCGAAAGTTGGTTTTTGAGCCAGCCGACGCCACCTTGGCACGCCAAGCCGAGCAGCTAATCACCGAAGCCGTCGAGCGGTGGGAGCCTCGTATCGCATTTGAGAAGATCAGGGCAACGATTAACGACGAAGAGAACCTGCTGCACATAGAAATCGCCTTCCGTGACCCAGAGAACATACAGGACATTGAAGTTCTGACGCTGGAGTTACCGCTAGGACAAGGAGTAGTTGAACAATGACCTGTCCCGTAGACATACAACCCCTGGACCAATCGTCTGTGGTAAGAACGCCACAACTGACGAGCTTGAACTACACCAACCAGGACTACTGGTCGATGAAGAACAGGCTCCGTGACCTTATTAGACAGAAGTTTCCAAAAGACTTCAACGATCTGATCGAGTCATCCCTGGCCATCATGTTGATAGAGTTGTGGGCGTACCTGGCCGACCTCTTATCTTTCAAGATGGATCAGAATGTGAACGAGGTCTACATCGACTCAGTGACGGAGATCGACAACGCCTTTCGTCTGGCCAGGCTTGTTGGTTTTGAGCCAACTCCACCAATTGCCGCAACAGCGTGGTTCTCTGCCACTATCAACAACGTGCTCGCAACGGACCTCATTATCCCAGGTGGATTGGACTTCCGCTTGGTTTCCAATACCACGCCAATTACCTACGAGATTTTCCCGGCCGATACCAACAATAACCCGCTATACGATGAAGACATCGTTATCACAGCAGGGTCGTTAACCAACACGAACATCATCGGCGTTGAAGGTCGAACAAACCGTACCCTATTCACGGGCACGGGCGAGGCGGGGCAGTCTTTCCTGTTGCCATTTGGACCAGTCATCCACGACAGCATAAGAGTTAATGTGGACGGTATCCGCTGGCGAAAAGTTGATTACTTTACCGACAGCCAACCAAGGCTCGAATATCGTGTCGAGTTTGACAGTGGCTATAACGCTTACATTATCTTCGGTGACAACACCGGTGGAATGATCCCAAGCAGTGGTTCTACTATCGAAGCCATCTTCCGGGTCGGCGGTGGCACGGTAGGCAACATTATCACGGGCTTCGTAGATACGCAGCGGAACGTGACAGTTCCAGGCTTTGAGTTCTCGATCCCCGTGACCTTCTTCAACTACACCAAAGGGGACCACGGCTACGATGGCGACGGCCTAGAAGACATCCGTCGCAAACTCCCTGCTTGGGTGCGTGCCCAGGACAGGTGCGTGACCGGCGAAGACTACAAGACGTTGGCGGACTTGTTCTACACGGCCAATCACGGCCAGATTGGCAAGAGCACGGCCGTTCTACGGAACTACGGATGTGCAGCCAACATCGTGGACCTATATGTTCTTGCCCGATCCGGCACCCTCGATCTCGAACGTGCCTCGGACGACCTCAAGGCTGACCTGATGGCCGAGATTGATGACAAGAAGATGCTTACGGACTATGTGTGCATCAGAGATGGAATCAAAGTTATGGTCGATGTCGTGATCGATCTAACTGTGGATAAGTTTTACAAGAAGCTCAAGGATGAACTTCATGTCAAGGTCAACAACAAAGTCATCGAGTTCTTTGCACTGAGTCGTTGGGAATATGGGAAAACTTTGCGGGATGGCGACCTGATGAAGTTTTTATCCGACATCAAGGAGTTGGGGCAGATCGACGTGACGTTCACCACGGATGACCCGGAGAATTCCGGGACGATAGTGACGACGAAATTTGACGAGATTATCCGGCCCGACACAATCTCGATTAACTTTGTATTTGAGTAAGGGAAAACATGCCGTTGGTTCGTTTTGACGCTGGTCCGAAGATCGGGGACGACATCCTGATCGAGATTGATACCACCGATGCAGATGGGAACCCTTGGACTCCGTACAAGGTCAACACGGTGACAATCTACTACCTGGAGCGTGGTGTAGCCTCTGGCGGTACAACTCAAGAGTTCACGGACGGCGATCTCACGATCTCCTTCTCTAATGCTGTGCCGGTCAAGGTGTTCGGAGACGCCGGCAACCCGGCGTGGTTCTCGGAAGACCCAGCCGAGTCACTCTTGACCCAGATTACCGAAGATGAGGAAGGCAACCCAATTGCCGGTCGGTTCCAGGTTGTCTGGTATCCAGAGTTTATCCGAGAGGGTGATTATTTTATCTGCTTCACCTGGGAGCCGATAATTGCCGCCTCGACGCTCTCCGATTACTTGCGGTTCTACCTCAAGAGCAATACGACCCTCACGACGACGATGCCGCTTCATGCCACGAAGCCAGGCAAGTACGAGAAGTTAATGGACCGCTACTTACCGGAGATGTTCAAGAACGTCCTCTCGAATGACGACGTGACCCCGGACGTACTGTCACGCCTTAACCTGGCTGTGGCCGGGGCCTTTACAGATTTGGAGGATCGGGCCAATCAAATCCTCTCCCTCCAGGACGCCAATGCCTTGACCGATGCCCTGCTACCGTACCTGGCTAACTTGTTCAGTTGGAAGCTCAAAACGCAAGATTCCAGGCTCCACCGGAGGCAGATTAAGCGGGCGATCCCTGTTTACAAGCAGAAAGGAACCCTCAAAGGGCTGAAGGAGGCCCTGGAGGAATCTGGGATGTCCCTCACAAGCATCAAGCAATACTGGCAGGTCGCATCAACCTCCACCTACCAAGAAGCATTCCGAGTGGCGGCGGATGGCGAGGAGGCATTCAAACTAACCAAAGTCCCGCTCGCCGTGGACCTACTCAACTTCGAGTTGTCCATCCTGCCAGCCGGGACCACGACCTACGCTCCTCTTACCTCATCTGATGTCACCTTCACGGTCACGGACGGAGTTGGATACATGAATTGGGTCGGTAGTTTTGAGTTGGAAAAGGATGACATTCTCAAGGTCTTGTACAAAGTCGCCCCTGTGGCCAACCAGAGCATCGAGAACTATATTCGCTCCTTGCCACTGATGGACACGAGGAGCGAGATCGTAATGCGTGATTTGGACTTCTGCTACCCCAAAAAGAACTGGAACATAAGGCTTATCGCTGAAGACGATGCTATGTTCCCGCTGATTTGCCCAACCAGACATCCCTACCACCCGGATGTGATATTTGGCAAAATCCGCACGGAGTTTCCATATTCCGAAAACATTTACAATATGGACGAATATAACGGCTCAACCAGGGACTCCTTGTTGCCATGCGATATTGACCGTGATTTCCTGGACGCCTGCCCGTGCTGTCTATCGAGTAGTCTGTCCTTGGACGTGGAACTACAGAACCTCAGTAACGACCGCATGAGTGAGTGCCAGGAGATTCTGCGTGACTTTCTACCGTTCCATGCCCGGCTTTACTCTGTTAACTTCAACGGCAGCCAAGAAGAGTTCCTGTTGCCGCCCGTGGAGGAGATCAGCACTTACATGACTAGCATTATCAACGACAAAGTGATCCACGGGCAACTTGTCGTCAATCGCTCCATTCAGCCGTGGATAGAGAACAAAAAGCGAGAAATGCTGGCCGCAGCCAGCACTGTCGCTACGGCCAGCAACGGAGTCGGTTTTAACCAGGCCATTTCGCTGTACTATGGTGCCGAGAACTTCGACAACTATACGATGGGCCTGGATGTGTCCAACAACATCCTGGAGATATTGTCCGGCCTCAACACCGGCTCCTACTCTATTACGAACCCAAACGACCACTTGGCCGATTTCACTAACCCGGCCCTTCTGCCGCAGCCGTTTGACCAGACTAAGTTCCCGTTTCGACTGTCCAACGTCCGCTATACAGGCGGCGGCGACATTTTCCAGGATGATAAGTTCATTTTCTCGGATGCGACGGTGAACTTCAGTAAATTCAATATCAGGGTCAAAAAGACCGATCCGACGTGGTGGAAAATCACCGTCGTAAGCGGCCCACAGGCGGGAACTTACGATATTTACGACGTTCTTCCAGACGGAACACTGGTAATTCTCGGTTGGCCGACCACGACGACGGTGAACAATATCAACTACCAACTCGTTTCAGATGGCAGCTTCATCGCAGCCACCAGCACGGCCGGCAAAGTCACCGTCGAAAGGCGGGGCCGTTTTGAGTCCACGGCCGACTTGATTGACCAGTACCATATCAAAGTGGGCCACTACCTGCAACTGAGTGGCCAGCAGTATAAGATCATCGGCTTCCTGAATGACTCCGACTTCTATGTTTCAGGCTACACGTCAGGTACGCAGGTCGGCATCCCAAGCATCAAGATTCTGAAGCGACTCGTGGACAACGGCATTGGCCAATTGGCGGTTCGTGGGATGCGGCTGGAGACGACGACCAACTACTACAGTACACTTGGAGTTTCATCGGTACTGGATAACAACCAGCACATGCAAAACTTCACTGTGTTGATTTCCTCAAAATACTATCAGATTGCCAGTTGGAGCAGTACGGCGAACGGCAGTGGCCGTTATGAGATAGTGCTTAATGGGCAGCCGGTGCTGAATTGGGGGGCAACTACAGGAACCAGCAGCATTAGTTTCTCGATTGTGAAGTTTGACAAGACATCTCCGGTGGACGTGACGGTTACATTTCCACAGTTTGCCACCCACTCAATCACGAAAGTTGATCGTCGTGGCGAGGAGGTCTTTGGTACGGTACAGGTATCGGGAATGCCGCCAAGTTTGGTTGCAGAGTATCTAAATTCTGTAGACGACACTCAGCCCTTCGAGGTCATAACTCAAGGGGAAAGCATTACATATACGATTGAGACTCAGAGTTAAGGAAGGATATGCTCGAAACTATTCATCAGCCAAAGGGGGATGTAGAACTATTCATAGACTACACGGACGGCTCAAAAGACTACCGGTGTTTCCCCAACTCCGTGTTGACCAACGGTAAGAGAGTGCTGGCTAAGACCCTGGCCGGCGAGATCGGTACGTCGTTTGTTTACTACATCTGCAAGATGGTGTTCGGCAACAACGGGACGACCGGTGGCGTGCCCAAATTCGTGGATGCGAGCAGGGAAGGTCTATTCGGGCCTGCCGTTATCTCAAAGAACGTCATCGCCAATATCGACCCAATCACTCCAACACAGGTGATCTTCACCGCCATCCTGACCTACGATGATGCGGTCGGTTTCGCCCTCAATGAGATGGGGCTGCAACTGGCTGATGAGTCGTATTACTCGGTCGCCACCTTTGGCGATATTACCAAGACAGCACAAATGCAAATCACTTGGAACTGGAAGCTGAGTTTCGTGTAAGCAGTAGGTACATATCCATACCGGAGTAAGCAAGGAAGAGTCATATGCCTAACCTACAACCTGTAAGAGAGTATCAACCACTTGACCCGTACCACCACGTTGTCGATAACGGCCCAATTCAGGACATCAAACTGAACTTGGAACTAATCAGCACCGTACTGGATACAGCTACGTCCAGTCTTGCTGACGCCATCGGCACTCAACCATCGCTTGCCGCTCGTCTCGACCAGTCCTTGAACCCAGACGGCACATTGAAAACCACAGCCGTTGACAACGCCCAACACAGTATTGAGCAGCATACTGACACGGCGACTTACGTCCGCATGTTGAAGTCGGAGCGGGACAAGTTGACGGGGGTCGCTTCCGGGGCGACAAATCTTTCCGTGACCATTGACAGCGAGGCGGTTGAGTTCGACTCCGGGACTGTGACCTTTCAGGATTCAGACAGCGTGGAGTGGCGTGTTGAGATCGACGGCGTATATGCCGACGTGACCTTTCCTCTGACTTCACGTCACCGGCATTATTATGATAAGAAACCCGCTCACCAGAACCCGACGACGCCAGACTACCAGAATTACAAGACTACTACGATAGCAACTCCGTACATGGAAGGAAGCCTTAGAGTCTTTGTCAATGGCGTCAGGATCAGCAAGTTGGACTTGGATGCCGGTGCTCCGGCTGATAACAAGTTTCCAAGGCACAGTGGTTCAAGCACGACATGGCATAGCCTCAACTACCAAGAGGATACGGCCACGAGTGGAATCGTCACCACTGGCAAGTTTGCTCTTTCTGTCCCTATTCTATCGACTGATAGAATCACCATTGATTTTGACCAATCATTAGCATGAGCCATACTCTATTAACTTCATGGACCAAGTTAATATCGACAAGTTCGGATTCGTCATTTTATGCCCCGAACGCAATTTCGGCGGTCTGAAATCTACTGTCCGCTCCATTCAACTGAATTTCCCGGATAAGCCTTATCTGTGCGTTGTTGGCAAGGATGCTTCTGCTAAGGAACTAGAAGAGTTCGGCGGTGTATGCCGCACAGTTCAGGCGGGCACGACCTTTTCTTCTTTGCTCAACACGGGCTTGAAGGAGAATCGTGCGGACTGGTCGTTGTTCTTCATGGCCGGATGGCCGGTACGGAACGGACTTATGGACCGCTACCGTGACTTCTGTGGCAGCCGCAAACACGTCTTGTTCCCTGTCATCGACCGAAAGTGGGTGTTCCACGAGGCGTCAATTCATGGTCTACTGATGCACCGAGACGGCCTTGCCGAAGTTGGCGAGTTCAGCGACGAGCATGAGGATTTTGAATTGGTCAAGCTGATTTGGGCCTCGAACGCTCTGGACCGTGGCTACCAATTCCGGGCTGTGGTAGGAGTTCCACGGTAATTGTTGTGGGAACCGCATATATAACCTGTAGAACCACGATTACGAAGGGGACATCCAATTATGGGAAAGTTTGGCGAATTTCTGGAAAGGCGGAACCTTCTCCGAGAGGCTTCGGAAGACAAAGGCGGCGAGAAGATCAGCCCCGAGAGCAGGGAGAAGGAATATACCCCGGAAGACAAGAAGAAGCCGTTCACCTACAAGCCCGATATGCCGATGACGCTCCCACAGGGGGTCATGGAGATTTACCAGGCGTTTCAGAACAAGGAACTGCTGGCTGACATCGAGGCCGAGCTTTGGAAGGCCGTCCCGAACGGGAAATTGTACCACATCGACAAGGTGTTCGGGGTGGATGAAAAGGGCGTATCCAAACTGGCCAAGGTTGACCAGAAGATGCGGAAATCACAACTCCAGGTGTCCAAGACCAAGCTGTACGTCGTGGGCGGTGCGGTGCGGGATTTCCTGATCGGCATCTTCCACCAGAACAAATTGCACAAGTCCCCGAAGAACTTCAACCTGGCAACCGACGCTCGTCCAAAGATTGTCCAGCTAATCCTTATGAACGCCACTCCACCCATTGAGTGCAAGCCAGGACCGCTAGGCATAACCATCGCCCATGCGGACGGCCAGACTTACGAGATCGAGACGTTCCGTGAGGACAAGCCGGAAGGCGTCAATTCGGACAAAGAGGATTTTGTAACCTACACGACCGCCTCCCGTGACGCCCTTCGTCGTGACTTCCGTGCCAACGCCCTCCGCTATGACATTGAGAAGGAGATGGTGGAGGATGATGTAGGCGGCTTTGGCGACATTGCTGAAGACCCACCCAAGCTCCGTACTATCAAGCCGGCCAAGGATAGCTTCAAGCAAGACCCAATGCGGGTCATGCGACACATGCGTATTCACGGCAAGATGGTCGGCGGCGACCACATGAGCATGGATGCCGATGTTCGTTCGGCTCTTCAGGACTTCGACATGGGCGACAAGATCGACCGGTCTAAGGTCCACGACGAGTTCATGGACGGCCTCAAGGTGGCCGACGATCAGAATCACTACGTCGCCAACTTTGGCACGCTCGGCAAGGCCCACAAGAATATGCTTATGCAGTTATTCCCAGGTCTTGACGTGAACCACAAATTGGGGCTGCCGCACAACACGCACCCGCATGTTGTCTTGGCGTTGATTCTCAAGAACAACGGCCCAGAGAAGGTCGAGAAGGTGTCGTCTGTGATGCAGAAGGTTGGTTTCGACGGCTCGGAGATCAGCGATGTGGCATTCCTCTTGAGTCTGCCGAAGTTCACATCTCCAGATCAGGTGAACGAGTTCTTTGAGGAGATGAACTCGAAGGCCAAGAAATTGGTTCCATCCGCAATTCGCAACTTCGCCAAGTGGGCCAAGTTGCCAAACCGAAACCTGATTGAAAAACTCCTCGACTACCGCAAGAAGGGCAGTGGCTACCCAGCCCACAATGAAAAGGACGTGGCTGACGACTTGCCTCAAGATCAGAAGGGCAAGTTGCCGATGATTAAAAGGGACAAGGAGAAAGACTCTTTCAACAAGTTCCACGGCCCCGTACAGCCCTCCAAGCCGACGAAGGTAGCGTAA